TGGTCAGAATCTTGTCAGTTTACAAAATATAAAAAAGGCCAATATTATGATTGGCATTGTGATAGTTGGGATAAACCGTATCAAAGACAACAAGGTGATCCGACACATGGTAAGATTAGAAAATTATCTGTTACTGTAAGTTTATCTGATCCTAAAGATTATAAAGGTGGTGAGTTAGAATTTGATTTTAGAAATGCTGACCCTGATAAAAAACGAAATGTCGTTAAATGTAAAGAAATATTACCTAAAGGATCTTTAGTTGTATTTCCATCTTTTGTATGGCATAGAGTATGTCCAGTTAAAAGTGGAGAGAGAAACAGTTTAGTAATTTGGAATTTAGGGTATCCATTTAAATAAAGGAGAATATGAAAAAGAAAAAAACAAAAACTAAAAAACAAAAAGATATTAAACCATCTTTTCCAAAAAAATTAAATTTAGAACAATTTTTTGCATCACCAATATGGTATGCTGAAGAACCAAGTTTTGTTGATTCATTAAACAAAGCATCTGACCCTTATATTGAAGAATCTAAAAAAAGATTAAAACCAACTATTGATGAACGTAATAAAAAATTTGGCAACAAAGGTGACATGGGTAATGTGTTTCATTCTACATCTTTAATTGGTGATCCTAATTTTGTAGAGTTACAAAATTATGTAGGTGCTACAGCACATAATTTATTAGAGGAAATGGGTTTTGATTTAACAAACTATCAACTATTTACTACAGAAATGTGGGTACAAGAGTTTGCTAAAAAAGGTGGTGGACATCATACTTTACATACTCATTGGAATGGTCACATATCTGGTTTTTATTTTTTAAAAGCAAGTGAGGCTACATCTATGCCTATGTTTGAAGATCCAAGACCAGGTAATATCATGAATCTTTTACCTGAAAAAGATAAAACTAAAGTAACTTATGCGTCTGCACAAATTAATTATAAAGCAAAACCAGGTCGTATGATATTTTTTCCATCCTATCTTCCTCATCAATATATTGTCGATATGGGTTATGAACCATTTAGATTCATACATTGGAACTGTCAGGCTATACCAAAAGGAGTATTAAATGTCGTTTAAAAAAAATAAATATACAGTATTAAAAGGAGCTATCTCAAAAGAGTTAGCAAACTTTGTTTATAAATATTTTAAGAATAAAAGAAACGTTTCAAGATTTTTATTTGATCAAAGATATATATCACCATTTACAGAATATTGGGGTGTATGGAATGATAGTCAAGTTGTAAATACTTATTCTCATTATGCAGATTTAGCTATGGAAACTTTATTACAAGAAGTAAAACCTGTAATGGAAAAACACACAGGATTAAAATTAAGTGAAACTTATTCTTATGCAAGACTATATAAACAAGGTGATGTTTTATCTAGACATAAAGATAGATACTCATGTGAGATATCTACAACGTTAAACTTAGGTGGTGATCCATGGCCAATTTATCTTGATCCAACAGGTAGAAAAGGTCAGGCAGGTGTTAAAGTAGATTTAAAACCAGGTGATATGTTAATATATTCTGGATGTGACTTAGAACATTGGCGAGAAGAGTTTAAAGGTAAAGATTGTGCACAAGTATTTTTACACTATAATAAAGCTAATTCAAAAGCTGCTAAAGAAAATGCTTTAGATAAAAGACCTATGATAGGTGCACCAGCTTGGTTTAAAGGTATGAAGTTGACTAATTCTAAAAAATAGTCTATAAAATAGACTGGTACGGGAGTTCCACCACACCACAACTCCCGTGCTTTTACTCTGTTCATTAAGTAATAAATTTGGTATACATGGATTTATTATGTTACAAAAGATAGGTTTTCAGCCAGGTTTTAATAAACAAATTACAGAAACCACAGCCGAAGGACAATGGGTTGATGGTGATAATGTAAGATTTAGATATGGTACACCTGAAAAAATAGGTGGTTGGTCGCAGTTAGGCGAAGATAAACTGACTGGAGCTGCAAGAGCCTTACATCATTTGGTTAATAAATCAGGTAACAAATTTGCAATCATAGGCACAAACAGAATTTTATATGCTTACACAGGTGGTGTATTCTATGACATACATCCTATTAAAAGCACAACTACATTAACAAATGCATTTACTACAACAAATGGCTCTACATCAGTCACTATAACATTTAGTGGAGATCATAATATTTCTGCTAATGATATAATATTATTAGATAATTTTTCTACAATCACAAATTCTAATTTTACAGCGTCTGACTTTAACGATAAAAAATTTATGGTTACATCTGTACCATCATCTACAACTTTAACAATTACAATGACATCAGCAGAAACTGGTTCAGGTGCAACAACATCAGGTGGTATTAGAGTACAACACTATTATCCAGTTGGTCCTGCAGAACAATTACCTGGTTTTGGTTGGGGATTAGGTCAATATGGAGGAACAGTAACTGGTGAGGCAACAACAACTTTAAATGGTGCTTTATTAGATGACACAGCAGGAACAGGTGGATCAGGAACTTCAATTACAATAACTGATGGATCTTTGTTTCCAAGCACAGGTACAAACTTTATACAAGTCGGTAATGAAGAAATTTCTTATACAGGTAGAAGTGGAAACACNTTAACAGGAATTACAAGAGCAGTTAGAAACTCAACTAGATCATCACACTCTGATGGTGCAACAGTCACAAATAGTTCTGATTATGTTGCATGGGGTGAGGCAGCATCAGGTGACTTAGTTATTGATCCAGGTTTATGGAGTATTGATAATTTTGGAGATAAAGTTATTGCATTGATACACAACGCAGAAGTTTTTGAGTGGGACTCAAATGCAACAGGAGCTACAAATACAAGAGCAACTATTATATCAGGCGCACCAACTGCATCAAGAGATATGCTGGTGTCTACACCGGATCGTCACTTAGTATTTTTTGGAACAGAAACAACTATTGGTGATACATCTACACAAGATGATATGTTTATCAGATTCTCTGATCAAGAAGACATTAACACATACGTGCCTACAGCAACAAATACAGCTGGTACACAAAGACTGGCCGACGGATCAAGAATTGTAGGTGCAGTTAGAGGTAGGGATGCAATTTATGTTTGGACAGATACGTCATTATTTACAATGCGTTTTGTCGGAGCACCTTTTACTTTTGGTTTTGCACAGGTTGGTACAAACTGTGGATTAATTGGACAGAACGCTGCAATCGAAGTTGATGGTGCAGCTTATTGGTCAGAAAATGGTTTTTTTAAATACTCTGGTAATCTTGAATCAATGACTTGCTTGGTAGAAGACTTTGTATTTAATGATTTAAATACAACTGCAGGTCAATTAATTAATGTAGGTCTAAATAATTTGTTTGGTGAAATAACTTGGTTCTATTGCACAGAAAGTTCTACAATTATAAATAGATGCGTGACTTATAATTACTTTGATTCTAGTCCACAAAGACCTGTATGGACCACAGGGACTTTAGCAAGAGGAGCATGGCAAGATTCAGCGGTCTTTGGTTTACCACATGCAACTTCTTATGATGCAGATAGTAACGCTTCTTATGATGTAGTTGGTAATACAGATGGATGCACAACTTATTTTGAACATGAAAAAGGAACTGATGAAGCATTAGCAACAGGTATTAATGCAATTACTTCTAATATTGAATCTGGAGACTTTGATATTACAGCACAAAGATCTCAATTAGGTCAAACAACAGGACTTGCAACGTTTAGAGGAGATGGTGAGTTTATTATGAAGATTAGAAGATTTGTACCTGATTTTATATCACAAACAGGAAACACACAAGTAACTTTACAATTACGTAATTATCCAAATGATAGTTATGCAAGTTCGTCATTAGGACCCTTTACAATTAGCTCAACTACGACTAAAGTAGATACACGTGCAAGAGCTAGAGCAATGTCGTTAAAAATAGCAAATACAGCGGCATCTCAAAGCTGGAAACTTGGTACGTTTAGATTAGACATACAACCGGATGGAAGAAGATAATGGCAACTTTAGCAGATTTAGCAAGACAATATTTAAATCAAACATTACCAGATATTTCTGGTATATTTACATTGCCTCAAGCATCGAATATTATAACACCAACTATCACAACTCCTAATTTAGTTCCTGTTCAAGGATTAACACCTGAACAATTAAGATTATTATATGGTGAACAATCTGGTGGTGGAAGTGATGAATTTAGAGGTGGAGGAGCATTTGGTAATTTAGATTTATCTAAATCAAAGATGTTTACTAAAGATGTATACGACGAAGAACTAGGAGATTTTATACCAACAGAATTAGAAGCATTCTATAATCCTACATTAGGCATGTATCAAACATATGAAGGTAAAAATATAAATCCAATGTTTTCAAACACAGGAATGACTCCAGGAATAATTGGAATAGCTGCGCAAGCTTTAGGTTTTGGACCTAAAACTATCGGAGGATACGCGCCTGGTTCTATAAGAGGTTTTTATGATACACCTATAGATTTAATTAATAGAAGAAAAAATATTCAAAGACAAACTGATCAACAAAGAGCTGATATACGAAGAGTACAAAGAGATATAGATAGTGGTAAGTATGATGGAAGTGGAGCTGAAGATAACAGAAACGCAAATGAAGCTACAAAAGAAGCAGCATCTAAAAGTTCAGGTGTTGGAGTAGGGGGTTATACAAAACAAGATTCTACTAGAGAATCTTATAGAGGAAGATAATGGCTAAAATAGTACAAGTATTAACAAGACCTAGTAAAGAATATTCTCAACAAGTTGCTGACTCACAAGTTAGGGACTTGGATGCTGTAATAGAAAAATTAAACACAACGTTTCAACAAGATCTAAAAGATGAGGTAGAAGCACAAAACTTCTTTTTAAATTAATGGCAAATAC